CTTATGGTTATAGGGACCTCGTACAGTTCCATTTGGAAAAATAGAATAAAGTTTTTCTATTACATCTTTATCTGTCATATCTAAGAGAAGGTAAGGATGCCCTGTATGTTTAGTAAAACATCCTTCCCCTTCAATTAAACCCGCAGCCCAAGCAATATCTACATCAGATGCCACAAGTTCCACCACCAGTTAAATCACAAATATCTACAATTTCATCATAAATAGCATCTTTGTGCTTAACAGCTTCTAAATATTCTACACGAGTTAGTGGCTGCCCTCCCCGTGCTCCATTAGGATAAACAGTAAATCCACGTAAGCGGGGTGCATATTGTGCTAAAGTTTTAGCAAAATCCTTTACTTTATCTGGATTATTTTCCTTACTTCCCCATTCTGGCATATTAATAGTAGAAGAAATGCTCATGTCAACATAGTCTTGTACATCTGCTTGGAATTTAATACGCCTTTCTGGATGAGAAGCTAAATCTAAAGCTGTTTCAATACTGTCTGGATTAACTCCGTACTTATCAATTAAACCTTGAGCAGCCCCGTCTACTACGTATTGATACTTCCATTTTGTTCCTTCAGTAAGGAAACGGCGTTTGTATGCCACAGCGAAGAGAGGTTCAATACCTGTAGTAGTACCTGCCAAGATTCCAATTGAACCTGTTGGCGCGATTGCACGGTACGCGCAAGGGCGAGAAATATAGAATCTGTCGCAGTGCTCATTCGCTGCTTTTTCAGACTCTTCCTTATAGATTTCCAACCACGCCTTGAGTTCATCTGTTACCTCGTATTTTTGTCCTCGTTGGAGGAGCCATTCTGCCACCCCCATAAGCCCAAGTCCGAGCCGTCGATTCTTTTCCCGTACACGGTACACTTTATCATAAGGTAAATCTGCACGCAAAGTACCACATACAAGAAACTTGCTAGCCAAGGAGACAACAGACTTAAACTCGTCGAGAGAAGTAATGTTACCAAGATTGATGGACCCCAAGTTACATACATCAGAGTCATCTTCGCTAGTAACCTCAGTACAAGCATTACGAAGAGTTTCATTTTGTTTATCACGAAAGTTAAAGCTAAAGCCCGGTTCTCCAGTCATCATTGCCTGACGACAATTGTCCTTGAAAACTTGATTGTTTTCAAGTCCCCCAAGTAAAGCAGCATCATCATAGTTGACACTGATATTGGTCATGTCTAAAGGACCAGGGAAATTAAAATCTACTTCCTTCTGTTTTCGTACAACATCGCTCCAATTTTTTGCTCTAAGGAACTCAGGAATGTCTTCGTGTCGCCAATTAAGAGAAGCGTAGATCGCAGATCGTCTTGATCCTCCCTGCATAACATTCCGTCCGATTTCATTGATTGCCTGCATGAGGGGGATAGGGCCACTAGCCGTCCCACCAGTTCTCGATAGTGCTTTTCCAGCAGGGCGAAGTCGTGAGTAGTCAATGCCAATTCCGCCTCCAGTCATTAAACAGGACATAGCTCGCCATGTTACTGCACTCCATTCTTCTCGGGTGTCTTCTTCTGCTCTAAGCAAGTAACAATTATTGTAAGCTTTGTAGGGTCGCCCGGCGTAATATAGGTATCGACCACCAGGGATGAATTTGAATTGTTTAATATAGTTAGCGAGTTCAGCTTGATCTGCTCGTGAGAGAAGTTGTGGTTGGCTATTCCCTCTTGTGCCACATACATCTTCGACAAGACGTTCGGCAAGTTTGCTCCAGGTGTCTCCCGGTCCTTGTGCATATTTGTAACGAAAGATGTTTTGTCCAAAGGAAGTTCGGAATTCATTATTGTTGTCCATTTAAACCTTTAAAAATATTGGGATAATGTTGTTGTAGTTCTACCAAAATAGCATCTGCAATTTGCTTTGTTTCTTTCTGAGTACCATTGCCACAACGAAGTTCGCAAAAATGATACCAGGAACGCACAGAGCCATTCATATACATACGACTCATCGTAAGCCCCTCCGGGAGCACTGCACGAGCTACTTCTTTAGCAATGCCTTTACTTAAAGCTTCTTTGTAAACTTTATTAGCTAAAAACTCTACATCACATTGAGCAGAAAGCCACCATTGTTGTAAATATTCATCTTCTACTTCAATACTGTTCTGTCTATTTTTACTATCTTGTAAACGAGCTTCTCGTAAAGGAGCTTCATCAAGTGCATCTACTTGAGCATAACGTTGACTGAATTCCTGAAAAGAAAAGCTCCTATGACGGAGCAGTTGGCGGGCAATATCACGAGTTGTATTAATCTCAAAGCAAACATTAGCCATCTCTAATGGGCTCCAATGTTTGTGAGCAATTAAATATTGTAGAAGCTTTGTAGCGTCTTTACCTTGATTAGCTGGAGCAGACACACGGGCCATGTCTCCAATAAGCTGTTCTCCGTTAGGCGTTGTCCATACAAGCTTAATAAGAGGGGTGCCTGTCTCCAGGTTCATAGTTGTCATACTCGTTAATCACTTCCTTTGAAGGGCTGATGTAGTCAGCAATTTCTTGATCGGCTTCTTCGTCCTGAATTAGACGTTCACGATAGCGGCGCTTACCTTTGCGCTGATCGTTTTCATATTCTTTATTCGGAACAGGCTTCTTCAAACTCTTCTGCATATTGTTCAATTTCACTTGAAAGGGCTTCCACAAGGTCTGCCATCTCCCATCCTAAAATATCTAAAATCTGCTCTACACTGAGCTTTGCAGCAATTAGGTCTTTAAGTTCTGTATTATTGTGGTACATATTACATACGATTCATAATCATGTAAGCAAGTTGATTTAGCCCATTGACAATGTGTACAGCTAAATTATCTGTTAAATAAAGGGAATAGACAATTGCTCCAATACTAGAGCACAGGGAAAATGTGGCCAGGACCGCCATCCACTTCTTTTCGAGGAGGACGGAAAGAATCTGCATAATCCCATACAGACCTAAAAGCGAGATAATCAGGAGGTTTAGATACATGTTCTTGTTCTTTCTGTTTTGCTTTTGCTGTTTCAACCTCTACGGCTTTTTCTAGGAAATGAATTGCTTTCTTTAGGTCTTCAAGTCCGTTCTTGTGTTTCCAACGGGCAATGTATTTAAGAGCAGTGCCATCTAAATAACCTAGGCCCCACTGTGTAATTACATCCCAAGGTTCAAAACCTTTAAACTGTTTATAATGTGTGCCACCATGTTGCTTTTTATTAGCTTCACTGTCTGGATACATATCTTTAATGTCGTGTTCGTTAATCATTATTTATGCATTTATTTTTAAGTATAAAATTGCTTTTTCTAAAAGTTCTTGGCTATCTTTAAAATTACCTAAACCTTGATTGCAATTACTACATAGTAAACCTCTAATCTTTTTATTAATATGATCATGGTCTACTGCTAAATTTCTTCCGGTTTTACACACAGAATGACATATTTTACACACATTATTTTGCTGTAGTAATAGCTTTTCATAGTCTAAAGAAGAAATACCATAACGACGTTTTAAACTATATCCCGTTGTTGGGATTTTGTTTTTATTATTTCTTGCGTACGAGGTGCTTCTTAGATTACTACAAACTTTGCAATAAGGACTAGTATTTGTTTTACTATGCTTGTTTTTGTAAAACAAAGTAAAAGACTTAATTTCTAAACATTTAGGGCACTTTTTTTCCATATTTATTATTAATATAATGTAAAGGAAGTGGAACTAAATCAAACTCTCCATCATTTAAATTATGTAACATCAAAGCGCCTCTCCAATGAGTATTTCCCTGAGGCCCTAAATAATCGTGCTCACTTTCATAACAAGAACCAGCAATGACAGAAGTAATTTTTTTTCCGTCGGCGCGGACAGAGGTTGAGATTTGCAGGCCTTGTTGGTGGCCTGCTACACAGCTCATGTGTTTCTTTGAGAGCTGAGCAGCAGCGCTGCTGCAAGGGCGGCCAAGCATACCTGAAGTAAAATAGTGACTAAAGGCAACTCCTTCAATAACCATAACTTCAAGGAAAGGATATGTTTCCCAACCAAACGACTTGTAACCCAAATCGTCCAGCTTAAGGACTCCTTCCAGTTTAGCATCGTTGTTAACAGCTTTTTCAATACGATGTTCATGATTTCCATATAGCATTACTCGCCGTGGTTTGTATTGCTTTGTTTTGTTTTTCTTTGCGGAAGCATTATACTCATTAAGCGGACCCAAGAGAGCTTCCATAGCGACATGTGTTGCTTCAACATCTTTAATATACCGCTTGCCCTCAAAGGATTTTTTTCCCACATCGTAGCTGGAAAGACTAGCCATATCAGCAAAATCGCCCAGGCATACAATACAATCAGGCTGCTTGTCAACAATATACTGACCAATATTACGTAGAAAATTGGTGCTATCTCCAGGACGGAATTGAACATCAGGAAGAACTAGAAGTTTCATTGTAACGTACTGTCTTTGTCTTCATCCTC